GTTCAAGCCAGACGGAGAAAAACATAGATTTATACAACTTACCTTGGGTACGGAATATATCATCTACTTCCTTCTGGTCTTTAGGTTCGTAGGCATAATGTCTAATTTCTTTATCCCAAATGAAATTGTATCTCACTTGAGACATGCCTTTAACACGAATTGCTGGGTTGGTACCCATTTGATCTCTTTTTCCTAATATTATGATTTTCATTATGTAAAAAAGCCTCTCCCCAGCATATTGCCGAGGAGAGGCTGAGTGTTTAGGTGGATGGGAAATCCATTAATCTTGGTCTACAGTCAACCCAGGAACCTGACGAACAACCTCAATGAGTTGTACACCAGGAACTCTTCCACGGGTGTCATGACGAGCAGACATACCATATACGGACTGAACACCAACAGCGCTCAAGTGAGCTTCGTTGCCGGAGTTAGCGAAATCGTCGTAATGGAAGATTTGCTCTCCATAGATTTTACCTTTAGCCATATACAGAGCATCTTTACCCATGGATAATGCGTATCCGATAGGTGTTCCGAGCGAGTTGGCTTGTACAAACAATGCACCAGCGGAGAAAGCATTTCCAGTTTTTCTTCCGCTTGCAAGTCCTCCGTCATCGGATACACGGCTCAAATTAAGAGTTCCGAGATCGCTTGAGAAGTCGTTTGCAGAGTATGTGTACAATGCAACAGTTCCGTCAGTGTCGATACCGAGCAAGAAGAAAGGACCGTTTTGATCATTGTCTCCGAGAGCTACTCCTCCTCCGCCTGGGATGCGAAGGTTAGCACCACGGAAGTTTGCACAGTAGTCACCGTCGGTTCCACCGATTCCACCTTCTGCATTGGAGATATCCGAGAATGCGTAGAATGTTGGAAGTAATGGGGAACCTTGACGACCGCGGGCGGTGTCGATGATTACATTGTGGTTAGCGATAACATTGTTATCCCACTTTGCATAGCTACCGCTGTACAGTTTGTTGTTAGCACCACGCTCATCAGCTTGAGTAATAGCTTCAAGGTAGTCGGGGTCAGAACGCAATGGACGCAAGCAAGCGTCAGGAGCGAATAGAAGATAACCAGGAATTTCTTGGTTAAGATCTCCGCCAGTGTTCATTGGCTCAGCACCGTTAGCGATAAGAGCTTGTTTAGCTTCTTGGATGATGTCAGTTGAGAGACCGTCAATATATTTGAGCTCTCCTCCGGCACCTGTTCCGTAACCTTGGATGAAGTTGTTTCCAACACCAGTTTTAGTTTGATTTACGCAGATCTGACGAAGTGCATATTGGATTTGATCCTGCTCGGTGCGGGACATCCACTCAGACATAACCTCAGCAGAAAGCTGATCAATGGTTTTACCGGTGAAGCGCATAAGCTTAAGAACTTGCGTCCAGGATACAGCATGACGAACGAGATCGATCTCAACAGAGAAAGTTCCGAAATCAAGAGTATCTGTAGCGTTCTTAAGGATTTCTTCACCGCGTACACCTTGTCCACGGATAGGAGCAACAGTTGTGAAAGTTACCTTGTCGGAACCTCCGGCATTTAAGTCACGCTTTTCAACGATTGGGTTACCGCTTCCTTCTCCCCCGATGAACTTTGCGAACACGTTTTTTTCCCTGGCGTCACGAGTTACGAGCTCGGACCAGAGGCGTGATCTCAAATCGGAATTAGAACCGTCAAGAAGACCTTGGTATGAAGTTGTGTTTGTTATTAGATCTACATTCGCAACATTGTTAGAACTTGATTGTACGAATGGATTTGGATTTGCTGGTATTTGTTTTTCAGCCATTTTATTTAAGGAATTATGAGATTATTATTGATCTCCAACTACCTGAGCGGTGCTGCTCCTCCAGGACTTCCGAGCAATTTATATAAATCATCATTGCTCATATTTGGAACCTGTTGAAGCAAACCTTCCCGTGTAGCCGGAGTGTTTACAGGTTGTGCCGTAGTCCCAGTCGTCAACACCTTCGCTTGAGTTCCCATTTGCGGTGTCACTGCCTGCGGAGCTGGTGCCTGCTCAATAGGAGCCTGCGGTGTTTCCTGCTGCTGAGGCATGTTTACTGCTGCGAACTCATTGGCCAAAAGTTCTGGCCACTTGGGTGATTCAAAGACTGCGGCGTAATCGGGGTCGTTCTGAGCCTGTGCCACATAATCATCGAACTGCTTGCGAAGGACGTTGTCCTTGTTTTGCAGATCGGGATAACGGGTATAGACTCGATCCCTACTTTCCATCGCTTTTGAACGATGGGATTGATATACCTGCTGCTCCTGTTCTCGCTGCATTTGCTCTTTACGGAGAGTTAAGTTTTGCAACTGAAGTTCTTGCTTCATGATCTCACGCTGTAATTTCAACGCTTCGGTCGTTTCAAGTTCTTCAGCAGCTTTCTCAACTTTGCCTTCAAGCTCTAGAATGGCAGCTCTGACATCGTCAGCCTGTTTATCTATACCTTGGAAAGGATCGGGCTCGGACGCCTCGACTTCCTGATTAGGTTGTAAATTTTGTTGAGTTGGTTGTGGCGCTTCCTGACCGTAGATAATTCTTGAGGCGTCAGCAAAGGAACCTTGGAATCCTTCTGAGCGGTAGAGATCGATGACTTGTTGGTCTAACTCGTTGCGAGGACGAATCCTACGCTTCCCAAGTTTTTCCTCCTCATCTTCTATCTCTGACGCTGCAGCTTCTTCCTGCGGCTCTTGACTTTCGGCCTGTGGCTCTTGGACTTCGGTCTCTGGCTCTGGGGTTTGTCCCTCAGGCTGAGCTTCTTCGGTCTGAACCTCTTGATTGACTTCGGCAGTCGGCGTTATTCCCAAAGCATTGCGAAGATCGTCAGTTGACGCGTTCTCAATACTAAACTCTGATTCTGTTTGCGGGGATTCAACCTCCGCAGTTGCTGTTTCCATAACTGCGAAGATATACGGTGGGTTACAAAAAAGTAACCGGTTGGGGATTTATCCGTAAGTTCCCTTTTGAACAGGTTTTTTATCGCCTTTTTTGTCTTTACCGGCTTTGCCAGCCATCATACAACGGCCTTCTTTAGTGCATTCTTTCTTAAGAAACGGTGGGCATGTGCCACAATGTTTAAATTCTGCCATATCAGTTATCTCCTTTATTTTTAATTGCCTGGTATAGACGAACACACATGTACGCAGTCGTTGCTATACCACAAGCTATTGCGATTATTTGATTCCACTGACCGAGGGATACGGTTGCAAGTGTACCAGTCCAGCCAACAATTAAAGGAGTGTCGCTCATCCTAGTACCTCCAGAATGACGATTGCTCCCGCTATAATTGAGAATGCAAATATAATTTTACCTCTTTTAGATAGGTCTTTGTAAAAGGAACTGAGAAGTTTAAGGTTTTTCATAGTCGGATGGTTTTACGGGGAATGGTGCTCTTGTGTATTGTTTCTTAGCCTCTTCGCGAGCGCAATGGGTTGCCGTTTTCTTGACGAGAAAGATCGGTATACAAAGATATGCAAGGAGTAGAGAGCCCACTACTGTAAGTAGTTTTTTTATGGATCCGGTAAATTCATCAAATCCTGACTGGTGCTGTTTCATCCCCTGCTCTACAAGTTTAGAGACATCTCCGTGTGTTAAGGCGTTAACCGTCTCTTTTAAATCTTCATTCTCAGACATCATCTGAGCGGTTTTTCCTGTAGCGTAACCAAGACCACTGCCCAGTGCAGCCCCTCCCGGACCGCCTATACTACCTCCAGCGGCACCCACCACAGATCCTGTAACCGGATACCACGAAGACATTTTACATGAGGCTAGTAGTATTGTGAGTACTATTAGCAAAATTCTCATTTTTGTTCTTCTGATTCTACCTGCTGAGAAAAACTTTTTAACACCTCATTAACCCACTCCTCTATTAAAACAGAGACTGGCTTGTTCAACTGTTTAGCTAGAGTAGTGAGCAGAGCTTTGCTCTCGGCATTCATATTAAAAGATATCTTTTGTTTTTTTGAGCTCATACTGAAATTGAATGTTCATAACCAAAGCGCCAAATGTCTTTCCAGGAATGTTGAGTTACAAAATTGAACATTTCCTCAGTGTATACATCACGAAAATCGTTATGTTTAGTAGCTCCATGGAATATTAAATCGATGGGTTTGATACCAATTTTCTTACAGCAATAGTTGAAATCTTGCTGAAGTGTTTCGAACTTACCCACGAAATCAACTAACAGATTACCTTTGTGATCGGTTAGGTACTTTGATTGTAGGTTAGAGAGGCTTTCCCAGATCTGCATCGTGTTTTTAGCGCCAAGCTTTTTTAACTGCATTGACCACTTTTTATTTGGTTCGTGGTCGTTAGAAATCATTCCCATAACCAAATCTTCGTAGCTTTTAAACTGATTCCAAGGGTGATAAAGATTCTCGTGTTTTATGGGGTCAACATATTCCGGGTATTGGGTATACATAGAATACAGACTCAAAAGCATGTCGTAAGGGTTTCTTACAAATGCGAATTTGAAATATTCATCCCAGTTTTCGTAGCCTACATAGTTTCGCATCTCCATAGACCATGCATGCTTCCACCAGTCTCCAGTTTTGGGATTCTTCTTGGTCTCCTCAAATGGTATATTTAACTCCTTACATAACACTTTCTCAATGGAAGTACCCCCAGTCTTTCCGATATGGATGAATATAAATTTATGCTCGTGGGATATTATCATAGTAAGGTTAAATTATCTGATATGACCGGTAGAGATAGCCTGTATATTCTACTGTGGGTGTCTCCCTCACCAGCTAGTACATAAAGATCATCACCTTTTTGGAAACATCCAGAGGCGTATAAAACATTATCGTGTCTACCCTGAGTAAGTCCCATACCTCCAGCTAACACGGGTCTGAAAGTATGAGCAATCGGATGGAGATCCTCCTTATCGAACAGAAGAATAAACTGGTAGTATGTACGATTTCTTGTACCACCAACACCGGCCAATGGATCAATAAAGTAGTGGTACAACATCATGTACACCTCACCGTATTTGGGCATATCTACAAGTATTGGATTTGTTGAGTTCGCCAGAAATTTTGGCGCTCTTCTCTTTATATCTATAGGGTAAATTTGCTCATCGATGATAGTACCCTCAGTATCGCATGTAAAAATACGAAAAGGTTCTATCGAGAATATGAACTTCATTTGCCCTTTATGTTCAAAAAAGTTCCAGTTCTTTTCCTCGTCATTCATATGACCAGGTATCTCCATCTCTTTTATGAATCTGATGTGCTCACCGTCCAGTTTACCGAGACAGGTTCTGGACTTTACATCCTTCTGCGGCCAACCGTCATTATAAAAGAAATAAGAAGTAAAATTTGTCCAGGTCTCACCCTGGTATTTAAAGAGTCGCCAATCCTCCGCTCTAACCGGAGATGGCATGCCTGAAGTTATTGGCTTTGGGTACTGGGTAAATCTAAAGGACTTACCTTCTACCTGCATCCGCGTAAGAAACGGCGTAGCTTTGTCGCAAATAAACCTGCCATGCCAAGTAGCTTCCGAATGCTCGGCCCTACCAATAACCAAAACATCATCCCCATCAATAACGCATGAAGGATTAAACACTCCATGACGACCGAAAGGTATCTCATCAGCATCAAAAATCCTATCGTGCCAGGTACACGCGGCGTTTAATTTTTCAGCATTAAGCTTACGAATAATCGCCGATTCGTCGTCATATACGGAGGGCCCCTCTAATTGAGGAGCCCTCCTTTCGAATTCAATATGATCCGAAGTCACTTAATATGACTTAGGCTCCGCTTCCGGAAGATCCTCCAGTAAGAGCAGATTCGAAATCGGCAACTGAGCCGACCGAAGTACCGTTTTGGTATAAGTCTGCGTCAAGGACTGCAAGCGATGCGGTCGAGTCAGTCGAGGATACGTCCGTTGCAGCTGCGGTCGCGGAAGTGCTCAAGCAAGTAAACTTGTCAGAACCTTCGTCCCAGATGAATGCAACATTGTTTTCGCTTGATCCACGCTCGACGATAAATCCACCGTCGTTGGATGCGTTTGCTCCGTCAGATGCACCTTTAGAAAGGTTCATCAACGAGTCAGCAACATCAATGTTAGTGGTGTCGATCGTTGTGGTTGTTCCGTTAACAGTTAAGTTACCGCTAAATGTAGCATTAGCAGCAGATATATTTCCGCTGAAGCTAGCACTGTTACCGTCAGTAGCAAGTGAACCTGCTTGAGTTTGCAGAGCAGCGATATCAGTATCGTTGCTGGATACATTGCTTTGCAAAGTAGCGATGTCACTGTCGTTAGAAGAAACATTGCTTTGTAAGGTAGCGATGTCTGAATCATTGCTAGAAACATTGCTTTGCAAAGTAGCAATATCAGAATCATTACTGGAAACATTGCTCTGTAAAGTAGCAATATCAGAATCGTTGCTACTGACATTACTCTGTAAAGTAGCGATGTCAGCTTCAGCACTGTCAAGCTCACTGTTAAGTTCGGTAATATCAGTCGTGTTAGACGAGATATTATCAGCATTGGTTTTGATCTGCGCATCTAACTTATTGTCAGCGTCTTTAAGGCTGGAAGCAGCGCTGATGTAATTAGCAGAACCGTTGGCGGAATAAGCTCCGTCAGTACCGAGACCGGCACCAGTTTGAGTTGCATCAAGTTCGCTCTGAGTGCTTGAACCACTGCTTGCGACTGAGTCAACATATGCTTTGGTAGCGGCGTGAAGATCAGCTGTAGGAGCACCTGACAAAGTCAAGGCACCTGTTAATGTACCACCGGCAAGGTTGAGCTTCTTATCAAGCTCAGTTTTTACCTTCGAACCGAGGGTGTAGAATATTGATGAAGTATTTACGGACATAGTAATTAATTTATGTTGTTAGTAATAGACTCTAAGTGAGTGTGATTTTGAGTGTGCCCCTAAAACTGTAGGTTCTCAATCGGTTGCAACCGGTAGAACTAACCGAAAAAAAGCGTTAAGAATCGTTTATGACCGGAAATAATTCTGACTATTTATCACCTCGAAAGATTCGAGAAAAGATGGATGTTAGTGCAGGGACTGTTCGTCGGTGGGCTAAACAGTACAGTTGGAAAAAGACGGCTCTGAACAGCCGAGTAATACGATATCTTCGCGAAGATGTTGAAAAAACATTGGGGGTAACTTTTTCATGAGCATGATGTCGAGCTTAGGAACTTTGGTTAAGAACCATGTCGAGGATAATAAAGGTGTTGCAAAAATTGTAGATACCGCATCAAACATCACAGCAAGAAGCAGCGATCCAATTGGTACGATTGCTTTTGCTACTGACGATGATGATATTTATATTCACACAGGTTCTGGTACCTGGGTGAAGCTTGTTACACAAACTGTCAGTTCCTGAATGTTAGGAGACAGTTTTTTAAAAAATCCCAGCTTCCGTAATCTAATCTTTCCAGTTTAATACCTTTTTTATCAGGACCCACTAGTAATCCTGGGCATTCATTCGGAAGCACAATATCCTCAACAAAATCGTACGCACCGTTATTTAGTAACCATTGCTTATACAGTGAACGAGTACCTTTATTACACTGAAGATATACATCCATCCCGCAAAAAGCACTTGCGACCAATGTCGCGTCTCTAAATAAACATATAAATGACGGAGGCTCTGAGAGCGTATGGTCTATTATTAAATTCACCCATCATCATCTCCCTCAAACGCGGCAAGAAAATCATTTATATTTATATTATCCTCCACCTCTTTAAAACTGTCCATGTTCTCAGACGATCCAGTAGTAATATTCTGAACAGCTGCTGTGTTATTCTCCACAGAATTTATAAGCTCTTCGAGGTTATTAAGCACTTCAGATATTCGGGTTACCTCGCCATTGTAACTGGTCACTGTATCTCCGGGATCGTTTAAACCGGCATCGTTATATACTTGTATATCTCCCACGACTATTGGTTAATTAGCATTGTAATATATTGCCCTGCCATTCTCGATAAACCAACGGAGGTTTTCGGATTTGGATATACCTGCCGCTAACGAAGTTGTAACGGTGACATTTGTGCCATGTTCGTCTAGTCTAAAGCCTATCCAGTAATCTTTCCCGCTAGTCCCACTTTGGACAGCTTCTACGCGATATAGGATCTCCCATGTAGTGCCATTTTCGTCATCTAAATCTGGGTTTACCCATTGGAGTGTAAAAACACCAAAGATGCCACCGGGGCCCTGAGAATATATAGCATCAGGTATTTCTGTGAAAAAACCCCCACTTTTACTTGTAGCTAAATCATTTTTAACTACGCTTAAGCCACCTATGCCTGATGTTGCCCGTGAAGAAAAATCAACTCCATTAGGCATCCAATGCCCCATTGATTCATTCCATACCAATGCATCCCCATTCCCTGGTTCATGACCAGTGCCAGATGTCTGCACATCTGTAAGATCGTCAATGCTGGTAATTTCTACATCATCAACAAGAATGATTTGGTCACCTGTGGAATTAGTCTTTAGAATCTTATCCGCTGAAAGCGTGGCAGGTGTATCCTCAAGCCCAGTAAATTTGGTTACTCCGATACCTGCATTGCTTGTACCACCAAAGTATAATGCACGACCATTGGATATGTATTCCTGTATAGATCCAAAATCTCCATTACTGTTAGAATTTTTGCTGATTTGTTCACCAGTTGTAGCGTCAAACCTTACATGAAAAGGTGTTGTATTTGCTGCCTGATATTGAAAATGCCCACTAGTATATTTTTCAAATAATAGTAATCTTGCATCACCACCTGAAGTATTTTCACCCGCATCATGATCAAGTATTGCATCAGGTAGTTCAATACTGCTTGCCAATGGAATAGTATCCCTGACATCTTCTGCTTGCCCAACTCTGGAAGTGCTTGGCTCTGAGCCGTAATATAATGCTCTTCCGTTATCGATGAACCAGCGAAGGTCTTGCTCCATATTGGCGGGAAATCTATCAGTCTCGCCATCATAACCCGTGAATGAACCACGATCATCATCTTCGAAAACCATGAGAAAATCATTATTGCTAGAGTCACCATATCTAGCCTCATAAAAGAAATTTCTTTTATCAGTTTGGGAGCTGCTTTTTTTCGCGAATTTCAGGCGCATTATGGCTTCAAATCCACCAGAATGTGTGGCAACGATAGCGTCAGGCAATTCCGTATAGAATTTTTCTGTCTGTGCTTTGATTGCACTCAAATTACCTGCACCTGCGGTTCCGCTCTTATGACCATAGTATACACCGTGACCACCCTCGACTATTTGCTGTAGCGATGCATTTGATCCTTCATATGGAATAAATCCTGAAGCTATGGTCGAAAGAGCACCTGCACCATCTTTGAAGAATGTTACCTGAGTCGAAGGACTGTCTTGTCTGCAGTAACCAACCTTACTGGCCCCAACTGTATATAGAACAAAAGGTGTGGGGTTGTTGTTAGAATTCTTTTTAAGAATGATATTATCTGGTAATCTAAAGTTTAGTGTGTGAGATGCCCTAATTTCTATATTGTCACCAATACCGCCATCAATCGGTGCGGTCATAGTATTGACCAATCCATCGGCGGTTGGATTTACACGAAGATATGCACCGGGTAATAAATTATCAGGTATTTGATCAAGCTCAGTAAATACAGTTGTTCCGGGGGCACCCTCAGCCCCAGCGGCACCATCATTACCTGGAGGCCCGGTAGGTCCGTCAAAACCCGGAGGTCCCTGTTCTCCCTGATCTCCCTTAATACCTTGTTCACCCTGATCTCCCTTAGGTCCAACCTCTCCCTGAATTCCTTGCTCTCCGGGGATGCCTTGAATTCCGTCATTACCAACAGGTCCCTGCTCACCTTGAGGTCCGACAGGTCCAACTTCCCCCTGAATTCCTTGCGGCCCAACAGGTCCTTGAGCTCCATCCACTCCTGGTGTTCCTGGGTCGCCATCAGAACCCTTTGCACCCTGTGACGCTAATAACGCCCAAGCATCTGATGACAAAATTGTTGTAACACCGTCCCATATTTCACCACCAACCCGAACTTTATGTATTGCTAAGGCATCATTGTCCGGTGCGGAAATAGTAAGGGTCATGGATTCGCCAGTAGTCGTTATAGGACTTGTGAATCCTTGACTGCCGGCTGTGGGTAAAAGTACGATGTTTCCATCTAAAGAGACTGGGAATCCGTCAAAAGACCCGCCAACGCTCATTAAAAATTCAATATCTTCTCCGACCTCTAACCCTTTTAGATGTATGTTTACGGGCTCAGTGACTCCAAAGTTTATGTTAATACCTGTAGATACACTGTTATCAAATAAATTAGCTATGTCTTGATCGTCGGGGGATAACCCACCACTAAGAAAAGATGCAATCCCTGTAGTTGTCCCGCTTAATGGGACGGAATTTTTATTATCTTTTATTGCAAAATAACTAGAGCCGTTAAAACTAACTGCGTCATTTATTGAATAATCGGTCGACGAGTCCCACAATCCGCGAAAGTTAAGACCAGCCGGTCCAGCCTCTCCAGCGTCACCTTTATCTCCTTTATCCCCTTTTTCACCCTGAAGCCCTTGTATGCCTTCAGGACCTGGAATACCCTGACCTCCCTGCTCTCCTGGAATTCCTTGAATACCTTGTTCTCCTTGAATTCCCTGCTCTCCTTGAGGTCCTTCAACTCCAGGGATTCCTTGATCTCCATCTTGACCTTGAATACCCTGCTCTCCCTGCTCTCCTGGAATTCCTTGAATACCTTGTTCTCCGGTTTCTCCTTTGTCTCCCTGGTCTCCCTTAAAACCCTGATCTCCTTGAGGACCTTCCGGACCTTCCGGTCCTACAGGACCCACAACTCCTTGAGCTCCATCATTTCCATCTAAACCATTATCACCAGGGTCTCCTTTATCTCCTTTATCCCCTTTATCTCCCGGATTACCTTGTTCACCTTGAATGCCTTGAGGACCCTCAACTCCGTCAATTCCTTGGTTTCCTTTTGGGCCTTGCGGACCTGTAGCTCCCTGTGCCGCCATAAGGGCCCAGGACGGTGAGTTTGGAGGAGTCTCTCCTCCTGCATTATCAAATATCGCAAAGTACGAAGCTCCTTCAAAAGTTACTACATCGTTCTCTTGATATGACTCAGTATTATCGTACTGGCCTCTAAAATTTAAACCGGCAGGTCCGATTGGACCTGGAGGACCGACAGGACCATCAGGACCTTCTGGACCATCAGGACCTGGAATTCCTTGATCACCTTTAACTCCCTGAAGACCGGGCGTACCATCAACACCATCGACACCATCAGTACCATCAATACCGGGTTGACCGGAAGGTCCGGAAGGTCCAACTGGTCCAACTGGTCCTGCAGGTCCTGGTGTCCCGGAACCACCTCCGGTAGGTTGATTTAAATACGGTGTAGTTTTTGCACTATTGCCGTATCTTACTTCGTTGGTCAAATCACTCATAGGATTATAATGTTAAAATGGTTTTATTGCCTCAACCGGTTGCACCCTTCTTGATTTTAAAAAGCTCAGGGTGCGCTACTTTACGGTTCTTTACCTCAATCTTGAGAGTCTTCTCCGCGAGCGACATTGGCGATAACGCTTCAAGAGCATTAATGACTGCCTTGAGGTGTAGTGTTTCTTCGGAGGTTGTGTCTCGGTCGAGCATTTTTGCGAGGTATCGACCTCTTTCTTTTTGAAAACGTTTTTCAAGATGGATAAAAGCTTCATCGGTTGTTAATTTCTTTATGTCTGCAAGTTGATCGAAAATTACTAGGTCAGTCATTACGCGGTCGGTGGTTCGTTTTTAAATGGGTGGTTGGTCGGTAGCAGGTGGTCTATATGCCATTTATGAGCTAAATACCCCGCGCCTTTTTCGTGGTTAGGGCTTGCTATTGGACCGTGCTGAGAATCTGGATGATTCCACCACTTTGAGTTACTGTTAAGGCTCCCAAGCTCATGTAGATTCATGCGTGTATAATGCTCAGGTTCTGCATTTTTACCAAAGCCTATTGTGGGACCTTCCGCGATAGATATGCTATCCGTAGAGCTTCGATACATATTGTTAAGAATGTGTGAAGGCTTACCGCTGGAAGGTAACTCCCCCTTTTTATGCCCGTTTATAAAAATTGATGAAGGTTCTGCCGGAGAGTCGTAATTAACATTTAATGTAATTAAAGTAACAGGGATTTTTTGACCCACACCTCCAGTAAAATCTGATACGACAACTTCCTGCATTACGCCATTTTCGTCCATTACACGGAACGATAGATCTTTCATACTATTGACTAGGCTAAGATCTACACCAAATTTAGATGAAGTATTTTCATGTGTACCGAAAATCGGGAATCTTTTTTCAAAGAGGTTTGTTTGATCTTGCCATCGAAAACGGCCGACTAATGAGTTTGATGATATGACCAGAAAGTAGGTTTGTTTATCAACATGCTGGTTAGCGAAAAAAGTGTTTCTTAGAGGACGAAAACCTTCGTGATTATCGCTATTTAAAAATAAACACCAGGATCCATTATGGCCGGTTACATTGGATGGTTTATTTTGACCTACAAAAAACGAGGCTACTGTAGCCCCGAGTCCGTCATCGCTACGGATTGCAGCTTCTCCGTGTCCCGACAACTCAATCAGCCATTTTGCGGCGCGTAAGGCAAGACCGTTTGAACCAAAACCTGCACTATTTTTAAAACGGCCCACACCAGTATCTTTTATGATACTCTGATTTGCGCTCATTGCTGCATGATTAAATGCGAAATTAGGTGTTAAGAATAGTGATCCTGCGGCTGTGAGGTTGTTAACTTTTCCGGGCGCGTCAGGTAAGGCTGTTAGATTCTTAGTCTTAGACGGTGCGACTAGTGAGGACGCGTTCGGATCGTTTTTAAAGGTACCCCTAAAAGATAATACGAAGTTTGCATCGACGGTAAACTGTTTTGAATACCCTGCATAATCAGAAAATATTACACCATTAGTTTTCTGCACCATTTGACCATCTTTTTGAAAACTCTCTAAATTTACATTTTTAAGCAGATCCCTGGTATTTTTAGAATACGCCATACCATGCGGGGATACCCAGGCAGACATTGTATAGGAAGTGCGCGTGGCAAAATCACCTGGCATGAATAAAACCTGGTGCTCACTAGCGTTACCCGAACTGTTTGCGACGGATAACTTTGCATTTTGCATATCAGCGACGGGGTATATTAAATCGTCAATAAATGCGGGTGTGAATGAAAACTCTGAAACTTTACCATCTCGTAACATGTTACGATCTGTCCCCAAAACTCTTGGACTAACCGTTACATCAGTGCCGTCTACAAGATTTTTTACTTCACCTACAACATTACCCCCACTAACGGATAAGGGACTATTAAATTCAATAGAAAAAGCGGAATCGTTTTTTAAGCTGTCAGACCAGGTAGAAAACTCTTTTCCAGCACCTTGTGAATAAAGCTCCGAAATCTCGTGGGGTTGAAGCATACGATTCCATGCGCACGGCTGATCGATACGACCATTAAAAAGGGAATCCGGAGACCAACTAGAAACACTAACCCCTCCGATCATTAATCCATTAGAACTATTATTTTTTAAGGCATTACCTAATGGTTTTAGTGTGGCTGAAACAGGCTCACCATTTACATAAAGAACTAAAAAATCATCATCTCGGATAAAAGTAATGTGATACCAATCGTCTAATATCACATCACCAATATCAACAGATCCAATGGTAGTACCTTGTTTAACATTTCCTCTAAATGGGTGGTAAAAATGAGATTCAAACGGTCCAAGATAATCTACATCACATTCGCCCGAACCGTCTGCGCGCTTTTCACAAACTGAACCGAAGGCTTTAGTAATTAAAGGTGACTCACAACCTTGTCTTCGAGATTTTCTAATCGATTCAGGCTCATTTCTTTGAATTGAACGATAATGCTTAGATATAGCGGGATTACGGTTTTGTTTTACAATGTAATCACCGTCTCGGACAACTCCAAGTGTTTCAATGCCGTCATTTAATTCCAATGATTTATTTATACAACTCGGACGAAACCGAGTTCTTAAATCGTCATTGGCTCTAAGCTTCTTTTTCATTATTAGATTACACTGTCAGCACGATGCTGTTTAGTAATCTCACCAGTTGCTGGATCATAAGATACCCCAAGAGATCTTCCAGATGAACCTTTGTTTGGGTGGCCGTTTGGTAATTCTTTTCCGTATGTAAGCTCTCTGGTTGTGTGAGTGTCTGCTTTTCTCATTTCACTGCTGTAGATCAAAGCTTCTTTATCTTTAACTGATTTTGCGTGTATATACTTATTTTTGTTATTCATTGGTTATGCTTGGTATTGATTCATGCCTTGTGGGTTACTATTACCCATTCCGGCGGTTGCTGCGGAAACTCCATCCTTCGGCTCATTGGCATTACCCTGTGCCGCTGCATTATCACCAAGCATCTTGGCAATTTCTGCTTCGGTCTTAGGATCGGGCGGTGCTTCCTGAGGTAATAATTCATCCGTTCTTTCAAATCCCATAGCATCAAGAATACGCTTGAGCATAGGACGAATAAATGGACGCATTTCGGGAGGTGATTGGAAATATCTGTCCTGTGTTTGCAATGCAAGATTTGCTTTCTCAATAGCCCTTTGGCCTTGATCCTGAGACAAGATGACTTTGGTGTTGATCCCAATATTACGAATCGCTTCAGGAGTCATTACACCGAAGGCTCGGACATCACCTTCCATGTATTCAAATACTTCTTCCTCATCCATTGTCGCCATTGCCACCTGTACAAGTTTGGTAAGATGCTGCTCGAATCCACGAACAATTCTACGCATCCAACGACGACCAATCTTGGACGCTTCACGAAGAGTTGCTTCGACACCGGTTGCTGTATTCGCTGGAGCCAATGCCTGATAATCACCCTGTGCCATATTAGATACCCCAAGCCAGAGCTGCACGATACCGAATACAAAATCAATAAGATCCTGAGTTCTTACATCAACATTTGGAATCGCAGAGAACTGAATGAAATCATCAATGTTATATTGATCCTTTAATTCGAATATCTTACCGGCATGCAATTCTACATCCTCGGGCTCATCCTCTACGGCCTGAGGATTAACACCCATGATCGGATTGGCTGCGAGTTCATTTCTATAGCTTTGAGAATTGAACTGTTTATCCACATATTCCTGGAAAGATCGGATTCTTTCGGGAAGACTGCGTCCGCACCATCTGTTTCTTTCTTTACCGATCGAAACAGCTGTATATGGAATGCGGTTATCTGGGGTAAGCTTTGCTGTAAATTCGTAATATAAAATCTTTTCGGCTTCCGGATCAACAAACACACAGAACTCTTGAGGATTACCGGTACCTAAAACATCACGCTTTACCCAGCACTCAAGAATTTGAACGCTTGGATTCTCTTCGCTATCGAAATCAAGATTCTCAACACGATTCTCGTTCTTTTCAATGGGGCTTCTGGGATTAGCGTCTTTGTTAACCAGATTAAAATAGTCAGCAAAGCTAACCCATTCACGATCTAGGAACATCTTTTGGGCCCATCTCATATCTTTGTCGTACATTTCGACTAAGATATCGGCATCCTCAAGAGACTCTGCGGTTGTCGGGCATAGGAATCGATCGGAGTCTATAACCTCCGACCTAGGACCTTTGTACTTTACCTGTTGGGTTGGGACTCCTTGAGGTAAAGGTTGAAATTCATGAACACCAGGTATCATCTGAAAACTAGGGTCGTTAGCTAACCTTAGCTCAGTTTCACCAGTCATTGGATTCATCTCAGGTATAAACTGTGCCTCACCCTCAATGATTGGACCTTCTCCTGGAATATCTTCAAACTCTCCACGCTCATTATTAAAGAGTCCATTTCTTTCGTAATCATACCATGTGGAAATGTCTTCCTTATATGTGGATTTTAAAACCAAAGCCCTCTGGATAAATAAATGGAGATAGGATTCTTCCAAACGCTCTCGTGTATTTCCTTTATCCTCGAGCTTCCAGTTGAAGTATTTATCAAAAGACTCCGCAGATTCTTGATCATCCGCTCCCTGAGCCTCAAATTTAAAGTATGGGCTTGTGCCTGTGATCTCATCCTCAGCCCTAGCCATAAAGTGATCGACCACAAGACTGGTCATTGGAATGGAAAGATTGGACTGACCAAAAATACTGTCGTACCCTACCCGATCGGATCGGTCATTATGGTACGTTTTCCAGGAAACTTTATCGTGCTCAATACGCTCTCGGTTATCTTCCTTTAGCTGCTTCACTCGATCGAGCAAATATTTTAGGAGTTTCTTTTCCTGTTCTTCAGAGATCTTTAAGTTAGTTTCCATATTTAGCTAATTCCCAACGACTGAGCCTGTTTAATGACCTTAACCATTAGATTTAACTCTTTCTTCTGTAGATCGTCCACCCGTTGGGTTTTCTGCTCTTCGGATAAAGACTTGGATGCTTCGATCTGTTTTCTCAATCTACGCATTTTATTCTTCTGCTTATCTAACTGGCTTACGGATGATGATAGTTTGAGCAGCTCACGGTTGTCGTTGAGCACGGCGGTGTATGTCTTCGGGTTAATTTGTTTTGCTGACTTCACCGCTTTCTCTGCATTTTTTACTGCATCCCGAACTTCATAGAATGTGCCTCTGGTCGCAGAGCCGTAGGTCGTGGCTCTTAAGAATCTATTTACGATAGGAACATCGTTAACGTTTTCTATGGAAGGTTTACCGCTTCCGGCACTGAACAAGGAGCCGAAAAGAGCATCTGCTTTTTGACCGGGACCGCCAAGATACCCCATAACCAAATGTCTCATTTGATTACCGGAGATA